GATGTTTGGGGTGTTAAAAAGGGGACTATAGAGTCGGGGATCAGGTATCTTCGCTCTTATGATTGTATAGTAATACATGAAGACCTTAAGCACCTAATTGCAGAGGCCAAAAACTACAAATACAAATTAGATCCAAAAACGGGGGATGTGCTCCCAATTTTGATTAAAGAGCATGATCACGGCTGGGACGCCATAAGATACGCCCTTAGTCGATTAATTGCCAAAGGAGCACAGAGTGACTACTAGAAAGATAGACGACACGGACAAGTGTCCACAACAATCAACAGATAGTTACACAGATATCAGGTGTGTAAATCCCTATATTGCCCTTGGCGATGCGTATACGGGTAGAGGTGGCTTTCTTCCAGAGGTGAATCGAACAGGTGGAAGAGCGGCAAGAAATTATCTTGTGTACTCAGCCACAGAAAACTTCTTCGTTGATCGCTCAAAGCGTTCTGTGTATGTTAATCACTACAAACCCTCTATTGATTGCAAGGTTGATCCGGTATTTTCCAAGAAGGCTCCACGTGTTGCAGTAATGGCAGGAGAGACAGAGCTTGAAACTCATCCATACTTAGACTATTCTAAAAATGTTAATGGCTTGGGTATGAATCAATTTTACATGAATCAGAATACTATTAGAGCCTCTCTTCGTGATGAGGTTGCTTTTCTGATTATGGATAAAGATGAAAACGGTGATACATATGAGTATATTCAACCAGCGATTACGGTTGATCCTTATAGCATCGAGACAGAGGCAAACGGAAGACTAAGGCAAATAGGCTTCCTTGAGAATTCAAAAGAAGATGATACAATAACAATTAGGAAACTGTGGACCGCTGATTCTCTTACTATTCAGCAGGCTAAAAATATAAACTATTCAGGGCTTGAGTCTGTAACATGGGAGTTTGTTGAAGAAACACCTGTACAGATTGGATACATGCCAGTGCTTCCCGTTTTTGCCAATCCAAGAGTAGATGGCACTGATTATCTTCCTTGGCCTCAGTCTTACGGCATTATGCTAATTTGTTGGAAGATCTTTAATCTAATGAGTGATAGTGATTGGATTATTGCCCGTCAAGCCCATGATATTATGGTGATAAAGAACGCCGAAGGAATAGAGGCAGTCAGAGAAGGTGTGACAAACGCTATTGCTGTGAATGATCCTACTGGAAACTCAAGCGGTGCAGATGTAACCCCTTACTCTCCAAACCCTGACCACGTACCAAACCACCTTGCAAACATTGAGCACTATTATCAAGAATTGAGAAGGGTAGCAGATGAGCACGGCATAAATACGGCTGAATCATCGGGCCAAGCTGAAAGCGGAATTGCAAAGGCTTTCACTTTCACCGCTCGCAATGAATCAATAAAACGCGTTGAATCTATTGCAAAAGCTATTGACGAGTGGCGATATCTCACATGGCAGGAATACAACGGCGTTGGCTCTTGGATTGCTGAGACTGACTATGCAGGAGACTATACCCCTGAAATGAATCCCACTCTTGATGAACTACAAATAGGTGCTGAGTTTTTCAAGGCTAACGGCGTTGAAGATGGATTTCGTGAAGTTGCAAAAATGCTTGCTAAGAAACTACTCGGGACTAACAAACTAGCTCTTGACCTTGTAATTGATAACATAGAAAGCAGTGAAGTAATAGATGAACGAAATCCAAAAGTTGGCACTACAGACTAAATACAATATGGGCCCTTATAATGAGGAGCTCATAAGTATTATCATAGACCTCTTGGAAGAGAATACCCCATCGGTCGCGGTTGATCTTGCGTACAAAGAGGCGGGCTACCTCTCACATATGGAAGACGTGCTAGTCAATGGGTCAATTAAGGCGTCACAGATAGGGCTTGCTCCTGTTCAGTTGTCGCTCAATCTTAATCTAGCAAAGAACTACTTTTTATTCACTAAGTTTGATAAGGGCGTTTCTCTCTCTGATACAATACACAGCGGGGAATCTCAAAAGGCTGTAAAGTCTGTACTGAAAGATTACTTTAAATTTAAAGGTAATGTTACCGACCTCACAAAGCAGATAGGCAAAGTCAACACGGCAAACCCTACTCTTTCAAAAACAGCTCAAGACTTAATCAATGAATACAGGCGGGAAGGTTTCGCTTCTAAGGAATCAATAAACGCTCTGAAGAAGTTGCAAAAAAGTCTTGTTAATGGTTCGGGAATAAGGGCAAGTTATAACAAGTTAATCAAAGCCATAGAAGCAGGTCGAGACATAGAGAAAGCTGTGGGGTATGCAGTAAAGAAAAAAGCGGGTTATATCAACGAGAGAATAAGCCGTACAGAGATAGCTCGTTCTTATGATATGTCCTTTACAAGAGGAGCACACGAAAGCGGTGCAACTGGCTTTCAGTGGATTCTTTCTGCATCTCATCCACGGGCTGATATATGCGATTGTTATGCTGAGGCTGATGCTTATGGTATGGGCAAAGGTGTCTATCCTATTGATGCAGGGGCGAGAGTTCCAGCGCACCCCAATTGCCTATGTAGTAAAACCGCAGTATACCCAGAGAACAAAGGCCGATACTCTCAGGAAAGAGTGAAGAAATACCTCGATGGATTGAGTGAGAAAAAGAGGGCTCAAATCATAGGGGCAAGCAACTCAGAGAAGAAAAAGAATTATATTAAAGGGTTAGATAAACGAGGTTTTCAGCCTGATGATAAGGCTAATAGAATGATCTCAAAATCTGTATTGAAAGAGGGATAATCATGGAAGAAGTAAAAGACGTTTATGTGTACTTGGAGGGCTTAGGAACTCCAGAGGCAACAGCGGCAAAGGAAGTTCTAAAAGGTCACCATAAATCTATGGCAGATAGAGACGCCGCCGCTCGTATCATGGAAAATACAACCATTCCAAGCCTTAAGAGTCAGATCCAAGAGGCAGAGCAATCTGTACAGGGGTATGTGGACGGGAACGCTTCAAAAGATTCTCAACTACAGCAAGCCCTTGAAAGTATCAAAGACTTACAAGGCAAGTTTGACGCCAAAGAGAAGGCAGAGCAAGTACTCACTGAGGAAAACGCTTTTATTAAGACATCAGGCGACATCTTAAGCCAAGCAGAGGCCAACGGTATTAATCGAAGTGCTTTTGTTGATACGGCAAGCGGTAGAATTAAAGCGGGCACACTTTCTATTGAGGGTGGAGAAGTTAAGATGACCGATGGAGCCACAGAGCACAAGGGTGCCGCAGTATGGGAAACTCTCAAGGCAAACAACCCTTGGTTAGTGGCATCTAAAGAGGGCACGGCTTCAAAGGCTCCGAGTGTTGCAGAGCCAAAAACCGACATCTCAAAGATGGAAGCGGCTGACCTTTTCGCTAGAGAATACAAATAAATAAATAAATACAGAATTAAGATAGTATATTACTAGAGAGGGCTACTCAGCTCTCTCTATCGCTTGAGGCGAAAAACTTTAAATATCTGCGGGATGTGCCCGATTAATTAGAACTATTAATTATGAGGAGCGCAAAATGGCCGCTTTTACTCTTGCCGAATATAAAATCGGTACCGATGACTTTCGAAAGGCTGGGATTGTTCAAACTTACCTGAATAATGCACCTTTCCTAAACCATATCAAAAATGAAAATATCACAGGATCAACTATCAAAGTGGTGAGAGAAAAGACTCTTCCTTCTGTTGGTTTTCGTGCTGTAAATGCTGATTGGACTCGTGCCAGCGGTGAAATCGAAGAGATCTCAGAAGATCTTAAAATCTGTGGTGGCGGTATGACTATCGACCGCTTTGTTTTGAAGACTCAGGGCGCTGGCCGTGCTGGTGTTGATGAAATGATGCGCGTTAAAGCTATTGCTCGGACAATGTCGGAAACCTTCTTTAAGGGTGACGGTACTGGAAACAGTTTTACTGGGTTGCAGTCTCGTGTTGCGGCTGGTCAAACGGTAAGCAATGGTACTGCAGGTCTTTCTCTTGGTTCTCTTGATGAAGCTATCGCAGAGCTTGAAGGCGACAACCGTGTGATCTACTGTAATACTACTATGTATTCTAAGTTCGCACAGGCTATGAGAAACCCTGCTATTGCTGGTAACATCTACTTTACTCCAGACGAGTTCGGACGTGAAGCAATGTACTACAATGGTGTGCCAATTATTAAGGCTGGGCGTGACACTTCTGATGCTGAAATTCTTGATTTCTCTGAAACTGGTTCTACGACTTCACTTTACTGTGTTTCTCATGACTCCAATGGTGTTATAGGTGCGCAAAACGGTGAGCTAAACTACTTCGACATGGATGGTGGCAAATCAGTTACTTCCAAATATGATATCGAATGGTATTGGAATTTCGTACTTCAGCAGGCACGTGCGGCGATTCGTGTTGATGAGATTACTAATGCGGCAATGACAGCTTAAGGGGATAACATGAGCTTGTACAAATTGAAGATAACAAAGGGCAAAGAGGTGAGAGAGACCAGAACGGTTAATCTTGCTCCTTGGCTTGCGGACGGTTGGAAAGTAGATTCTGAATCATGTGAAGACATGCCAAAGGATAGAAAAGTTTTGATTAATAAAATGATTGAAGCTACTGCAAAACCAGCTAAGTAATAAAACGGGGGCCTTCGGGCCCTCAACTTTAAAGAGGGATAAACGTGAAGACCATAACCTTTCAAAAAACAGCATGTGCAGGACGCCCAGCGGGATTTTTAACACGATGGTACAGAGGTGAGGTGTATCAACCTTCTCACTACTGTATAGTTGTGTCTTATGAGTTGTATGATAAATTAAAGTACAAGCATACGGCAGGCCCAACAGATCCAGAGACAGGCCAGCCAACAGACAAAAGAGAGCTTAAAGGCGTTACTTATATCATAGATGTTGCACGACTTAAAGCGGAACATCCAGACTGTGAAACTAAAGCGGTTTATACAGAAGATGAAGCTCTATTAACGGTGGTGAACCTTGGCTAATTATACAGTAGGCTCAGGCGGAGACTTTGCCGATCTCGAAACAATAGCAACAGACCCAACGGCGAACACTGCTGGTAATACTTGGACGCTTCTTGAAGATATGGCGCCAGTGGCTAATGTCGCGGCAATAGATACAGGTGTAATAGTTATTACAAACGGTTTTCAGGTTGACACTTCTCAAATCGCTTCAGGTGTTTGTATTACTGGTGGTACATGGGAAAAAGCAATAATCAAACGGTATAACAATACAGCGGCTACATTAATCAGTTCTGCCAATATTGACAACTGTACTGTATACGCACCTCTCCAAGACGCGGCCTGTGTGGGTTGTACTGGCGACGCTAATAGTATTGCTGGCTTGCTTGGTACTGTGAGCGGTATTGCGGGAAGTAATAACGTGTTTACTGTCAATATAAGCGGAGCTGAAGCGGCATATAAAATTAAAAACAATGCCTATTATGTTGATGGGATTAACGACTCTATATCATTTCCCGAGCTAGAGATGACAGAGCTAAACATGTCTGTAAAAATGATCAATACTGGGACATTTGCATTTGTTTATGACAACAGGGACTCAGTTGGCGGCACATCTTTTGTGCTTGCAAATAATCTTGGCAATTGGCAGTACAGCAACTGCACCTTAGAAGTTGACGGGGTGCCAGTAGTTAGCGAGGTAACACCTGTAAATTTCTCAGAGGTGGGGCAGGTGCGGATTGCCTCAAGTTCAGGAACTATACCAATTTCTAGATTGATGCGCAAGGGCACCGATCCTGAATTTTATGCAAATGGATGTCTCAGAAATATAGCAATATCCAACTCGGGTGGAGTTATATCTAGGTATGTGTGCGATGGCGATTGGTCTACAACTGTACTGACAGACCATGAGGGCACAAACGATGGTACAATCGACGGAGCCACACCAGTACTGACAACAAGCTACACCCCATTAATAGACGGCTCTCTTTTGCTTCCTGATGGGAGTTATGCAGGAGCGGTAAATCCTTACGGCGTTGACATAGCGAGAAGGCCGATGTATTGGAGAATGCAAGGAAGAAGGGGGCGAAGATAATATGTATTTAGACCCAAGCTTATTAGACGAAGACGAACACAGCGAATATATAAACGCAACTGAAGATGTTAGTGCATACCTTGGAGCCATTGAGCGAGAGGTTAGGCTTATCTATAATGTGAATGGTATAGCTGTGGCTGATATTCCTGTTGATGGTAGTGACTATCTTACTGCTGATGTTGCTATTGCCTATACTGTAGCCTTTGCAATGTATAAGATCTTTCACGGCTACTGGGGAAAGCGTAAAGGTGAGCGTGATATCTATTTCGATAAAATGCAATCATATTGGGCTGACGTAACCAGAATACAGGGCATGATTACGCAGGAGAGCCTTAAGGGGCTTGAGGAAGATGGTGAAGTCAAGTGCAAGTATGCAACTGTAAAGAGTGTTCCAGTTGGCTGATGCTGTAGAGGTAACAGGCATTGAGGAAATCAGAAGAGCCCTCAAAGCATACGACAAAGGCATAAATAGAGCCTCCGTAAAAGTATTACAGAAGTACGGGCCAAAGATTGAGATTGAAGCCAAGGGTGATCATAGATTTAACGTGTCAAGTAAGGCGTCACAGGATAGGCACAGATACCCAGACAGGAAGCACTACAAGCCAACAGGAAACACAGAGCGATCAATACAGGCTCAGATAAATGTGAGGCGTATGCAATTAAAGTTCTGGATAAACCCCGACATAGTGACAAGTGCGGGAAAGTGGAATATAGGATGGATTCAAAACGATGGGTCTAAAGAGCAATATAAAAAAGGTAAAATTTCCCCTCTTGCCTCTTCTTCTGGTGGTCGTGGAGGTGTTCCACATGATGATTTTATGGGTAAGGCTTGGAGTAAGTTCTTACCAAGAATGCAAGCAGAGATAAACGCAATTCCTCAAACGGTTGCAAGACAAGTAGGATTACAATGAGTAAGACAGCTATACATCAAGCTATTTATGATAGAGTTTCAGTGATGACCGTGGCCAATGGGTTTAATTTTGACTGGACTTCTATCAAGAGTACTGAGAACGGGGCCAATATAACAAATGGCGTTGTTTTGAGTGCTGACCTAGGCGTTGAGACTGTTCTTGATGGTGGAGTAATGCAGAATGGATCTTATAAACTACAGTGCCCGATCACTATCAAGGGTTACTCAAAAAAAGGTTCTTCCACCTTAGCAAGTGAAGAGTTCGACCTGCAAGATCAGAAAAATAAAATGTGTGATGATATCCGGTCAGCCTTTGCATTTTGCTATGCAGCTTTATGCAGTGCAGGCGGTAACTATCTTGAATATATGAACGAATTAGAACCAGCGGAAACTTTCAAAGAGGACGCTTTTGAAGTAGAGGTAAATTGTGGATATACAGTCAGATTCTTCGCAACAGTATATGACGGTTAAAGTAAAGCCCACTGAGAAAGTGGTTGATAGTCGCGGGGTAGTCCGTGGAGCTGGTACAAAAATTAAGAAGTTAATAAAAAAGAGTGAGGTAAAAAATGAGCTTTGATACTAATCGAATACAGGTAACTCTCGGAGTTGAGGCGGTAGCTGGAACGGTTGAAACATTAACGGCATCGGATCAAGATGTATACTGGTACTCATCGGGCCAAGCCTCATATGATATACCAAAAGAGTCAATTGGCGATCCAGCCATGGGAACCTTTGAAGAGGGTGAGCTTGTTTCAGGTGTTCAGCGCCTTTCTTTTCCTGATATTATGGCAGACTTTCGCCACTCTGGTGATCCTGCTGTTGCTCCTAAAGTATGGGGCTATCTTGGGGCCTTCGGTATGAAGGTAGACGGGACAACCAATAAAAGGCTATACTGGGACGCCACCCCAACGTGTACAACTCTCACAGGTAATCTTAAGACTTACCAGTGTGACGACGCTTTTACGATGGACACTCTTCGCGGTGGTGTTGGTACTCTTACGATCGGGGCTGATGGCCCTAACTCACAGATTAAATACACCCTTGGGAATCTTACAGGGTTTGCACAGGATGAGACCGCAGGAAGTGGGCGCTTTGCACTTACTGGCGCTGATACTGGAGCAATCGAAACAATGGCAGATAAAACCTGCACTTTCGGCTCTCAAGTATACGCTGTAGTTAATTGGACTTGGGAAATAAACGCAGACATTGCAGGAGAAGCGGCAAACAATGCTCAGGGTGGCGCTAAGATGAAGCACACAGGGCAAAAGGGAACGCTTAACGCTCTTTTGATTGCCATTGGGCCTGCAACTGAGTCGCTTATTAATGACAATAAATCTAACCTAACCAAGGACCCCGTGACATTCGCAGGAACTAACATAGATATTGTTTTTGATAACGTGCAAACAAGCGAAGTAAACAAGGCAGATTCAGAAGGCACTCTTGCTCTTCAGATATCTGCAAAAATGACAGGTATGGATATTACTTTAAAATAAGGCGTGAAAAATGACTGAGGGATCAATCGAAATTAAAGAAGACAACAAAGGTGCAAAAGACAGAGACATAACTGTAAACGGTGAGCCAGTAGTAGTAGAAGTAAACGGGCTCAAGTTTACAATTAAGAACATGGACTACAAAGACAGAAGAAGCCACAGGGCAAAACTTCTCGATACTTTGCCAGATGGATTTTTTGAAGCTGTGAAGGAGGAAGGTATTGAAGACCTCAAAGGAGCATCAAAGGAGCAACAGGCAAAAGTAAGCGGTAAGATGTCAATGGTAGAGAATGCGGTTAAAACTGCGGAGTATACTGAGTACATTGTAAAGAAGTATTGTTCTGGTGTTTCTGCAAAGTCTGGTGATTATTCTATTGATGATATTTTTAATAGCATGGATCTTGATGAGTGTATTGATGACGTTTATGATGAGATTCTTTGTTTGTCTGGCCTTCGTGAAAAAGAGGCAAAGGCTTTATAGTTGAAGCATTTATTCGGTCTGGCATTCTTGACGATTATCCCTCGTCAAAAGAGTGTCGGGCCGATCCTATAAAGAGAGATCTTTTTGGTTGGAGCGGCCCCGCTTCGGTAAGTGCTGGAGGGCAAAAGTATGACCGTCCTTTGTGCGGCATAAAAACAAGTTCAGGAATGTCTATTCAATTATACAGGCATCCAGACAAAGTAAGGCTTCCACACATTGAGGAATGGGTAGAAGACTACGAATATACAATAAGGCATGGAATACAAGTTCCAAGGCGTGAGCGTCATCCTGCATGGCTTGAGGCTGAAACCCTTTACAGATCAATAATGGCGGAGTGTGAAAATGCCAAATACAATAGAAACAATATTCAGAGCAATAGACCAACAGTCAGCCACAGTAAATAGACTGTCTGAACAATTAGAGGACTATGGTGACGCCGCTGAAGAAGCAGAAGGCCAAACCAGCGGAGCTTCTGGTGCTCTTGATGGGCTGAAAAAAGCGGCAATGGCTTTTATCTCTATCCAAATGGCAAAAAAGGTTGCACTAATGGCCCGCGAGATGGGTGAGCTTGGTGCAAAATCTAAATTTGTTTCTAAGAATTTTGAGAACTTTGCCAACAATGAAGGCAAAGACTATAATAAAATGATGGACTCCATGAGGAGTGCAACTAGTGGGATGATTACCGACCTAGAGCTTCAACAGTTATCAATGCAGGCTATGGTTGGTGGTGTTGATTTTGATCAAATGGTTGTCGCTATGGAGTATGTAAGTGCTCAAGCTTTGGCAACAGGGCAAGATGTTTCTTCTAAAATGCAAACGGTTATGACTGGTTTGGCTCGTGGTTCTGCCCAGTTTCTCGACGACGTTGGTATTCAGGTTATGGGTGCAAAGGATGTAGTTGGCGCGGCAGTAGACCAGATGAAGGAGAAGGTGGGAATTTTTGGAGACGCCGCAGAGAGCGCAATGGGTAAAATGGCCGCCTCTAAAGCCGACATAGAAAACATAAAGGCAAGAATAGGTGAAGACTTAATACCTGTTGCACAACAGTGGTATACGGTAATGGCTGATATTGCAAGGGTTACAAAAGAGATTCTAATAGACGGGCTCAAAGGTACAGATAAAGTTGCAGTAGCAGAAGCAAACCGACACATGGAGTTGATTAAGCAACACCAATTACTTAAAAAAATAAACAAGCTAGAAGGCTCAAAAGAGATCGAGGCGTCTGCCAAGGAGTATAAAGAGCTTGCAAAAGATCAAAAAATGTTGCAAAAAAGCCTGTCTTCTATGTCAAAAAGAACACTTGAAGATGAGAAGAAAAGAAATGTTTTAGAGGATGAGATCTCAGCAATCACAAAGAAGAGAGTGGAGATAAACAAGGAGATTTCCAAGTTCTCAGGGGGACGCCTCAAGGGTGCAACAGAATACAACAGTGCCGTCAAGGCCACAATAGAACTAGAAAAAAAGTGGGGCATTGAAAAGGCAAAAGGGAAGAAGATAGACTTCGGAGGAAAAGGCAAAGGTGACGGGAAGGCGGCAGAGCTATCGGCAGAGGCAAAGGCGCAGATGGACCACGATCGCAAAATAGCAGAATGGCGCGAGGCTGTACAGGTTGTAGAGATTCAAAAGCGAGAGGCAAAAGAAGAAGCGACAAGAGAAAACAACTACAAACAGCAAGTAATTACAAATGATAAAATTATCGCCGAAGCCAAAGCAATGGAAGAGCTTATTACGCAGATCAAAAAAGAAGAGCTCGACAAAAGGGCTGAGGAAGAGAGAAAAGCCGAAGAAAGACTGTGGAAATCTGCACAAATGGTTGTTACTGGCATCAATCAAATATCAAGAGCAAAACAGCAGTCTCTTGCAATGGACTCACGCAAAGAAATTGAAGCTATTCAAAAAAGCACAATGAGCGAGAAGAAGAAAGAGATTGAAATTGCCAAGATACAAAAAAGAACCAGAGAAGAACAAGAGAAAACTGCGAATGTAGCATGGGCGGCAACTTCTGCACTAGCCACAGCAAATGCGGCGGCGGCTGTTATTGATGTGATTAAGAACATGCCAACTGGCCCTATTGGTAAACTTGCGGCGGGTGCAACTATTGGAGCAACTGTATTTGGATTAGCGGCACAGGTAGCAAGCTCAAAGCCTAAGTTTTACAATGGTTCAAACGGTGCAATCAATGATGGAAGCGGTAGAACATCGGACGGAATAAGCGCATTAATCAGAAATGGGGAGAGCGTTCTCAATCCTGCCGAAACTGCGCTTAATGGTGTAATGAAAAGTAAGTTTTCCCGAGGGGTTACAAATAACACGAATAGTATGTCTAATAGTTATCAAGTGAATGTGACTGTAAACGGTGGCGGTGATGCTGAGAACATACGAGCCGTGTTAGTTGCTGAGATACCAAGAGCAATACAAGAAGCTGATCAATCAAACGCTATTGATTATGACCAGATGACAAACATGAATGCAAAGTTTGTGAGGTCTTAATGTTACCAAGAACGCCCTATAATACAACGGCAGTGCTCAACATGGAGATAAACGAACTAGCAAATAAAACGGTCTCTATTAGAGACAACGGCTTCGAGGGTGATGAATATACGTGCTCATTCACCCTTGCCATAGACAAGACTGATTCAGCGGCTACCAATGCACTTGTACAAAATACATATAGAGATACTTCTGTATCACTTGCAACGCTCCTCGGAGAAGCTACACCAGCATTTTACCCCTTTGGCCCACATATAGACATGAGCGTGAGTGATTTGGTATTCGTGAAGAGCTGGGAAGATTCAGGCCAGATTGATCCATTTAATCAATACTTTTTATTCGATGTGGTGATAGTTCCAGACTTTGATATTGTCTATGATAATACTGTAGTCGATTGTGGTGCGGGTGGTTTTCGCTTTGGATCATTGAGCAACTTCTATTTACCAGAATTTACGGCCAAGATTGAAGATAAGCGGTTCCTCTCTCGCAATGGGCGGAGAGTTTCACAAAACTCAAATAGTGCAGACTCACAGCACGACACAACGAAATTAGAGTTTGTTAATATCCGTACCGAGGGGGCAAGAAATATATTACTAGAGATAGTAAGGAATATCAGAGCAACCAGCACAACGATGAACGCTGGAACTAACTGGTATCCATTCGGATTTCAAGGCGGGCAAGGGGATAAAACTGTGAAACTCTCAAGTAAAAATATCAAGTTTTCAAATACAAGAGCCAATCTCTGGACTATTTCATTCGAGGTGATCAATGCAAGTTAATGCAGGGGTTCAAATTCATCTCAATGTAACAGGTGGAACCGTTTACGGCGATGACGCTTCTATTGGAATGACTGGCGGGGTTCTTACGTTTACTGAGGATGAGAGCAACATACCCGTAGGCGTAACTAATTACATGCCATACTTGCTTACAAAAAACTGGGATTCTGGAGCAGGGAAGAAAATCCCCCTCCAAGATCATCCACGCCCTGAAGTAATATCGGGCGGTAAGATATCAATTGACAACTTACAGGGGTACTATCAATCATTATTAGATCTTGGCATTGACATAACTGGTAAAATGATTACCAGAGTCTATTATACTGATGATGTTGTAGGGGATTACACCAAGTTCACAAACTACATCAAAGCGGTGAAACCTTCGAGTAGAGTGGTAGAGTTAGAGCTAGGTGATATTAAAGATCAAATGAATGCAGATATGTCCTACTCAATTGATGGGGATACTTGGGCCCCGTTGATTATTGGGGATCATGAAAAAGGTGTGTGGGTTGGTTCTGGAGTAGAGTTTACTGATATAGACTCTACAAAATGGGGTTTTGTTGTTGATGATTTGAGCTCCACCCCTGACAATGTGGTTTTTAATTTTGCGACAAGAGAGGCAACAACAGCACTTACTCTTGAGACAGTGCCAGAGGATACAACAAAGGCCCTTCTTGACTATGCGTATACCGCTGATAATTTATATTTTGTGGTTGATTCTGGTGGTGGTGACGGGAAGAGCATAAAAACTTATGCCTCTGCACCAGATGGAAACGTAATAGACATATTACTTGAGGCTATACCTGACTATATATCTGATGCTTGGGAGATTAAAGGCGCAACTGGTGAGGGTTCGATTACTACCAATGTGTCTACAGGAAACCTTAAGCTTTTAAACTCTCTCTACTATACAGACCCTAACATTGTTTCAAGTGGGTCATCTTTAGTTAATGAAGACGGGGAGTCTTTGCCAGTTGATGCATGGGAGAAGTCAGGGCAAGAAGTCACAGTAACACCTAAAGTGTTAGAAGGTGACAATATAGCAGGGTACGACCTTGCAGAGTTTACAAGTTGTGCGATAAATTCAGCCGATGCAATACAATCAACAGGGACTTTTGTGTATGACTCTGATGGTGTGTGGATAGAGAAAAGCTACGGAACAATAGCGACTACCCCATCGGGTGCAACTACAAATACAATTGACAGAGACGACACAACCAACTATAACACATCTACAGTATGGAGCGTAGGAACTCCAACCAATCCAAGCTATAGCGCAAAGGTGGCTTTATCGCTTACTCTTGAGGGTGATCTAGGACAGATTGAAAGCTTAATAAATGACATAGATACAACTATATCTCTAACTGGTTCTGGTGTAATTAAAACCAAAACAAATATAAGAGCCTATTATGTGTGGGATACTGGAGGCGGTGTATACAAGCAAATATCTAGCCCTGTGAACTCTGTCAACTATGAGCCAGCTACAAACCTTGTTGGCGGTGTAGTTAATTCTTGCCACGCTATTACAAGAGACACCCCAGCGGGATACTATGAAGACCCTAACACTACTTATACAAATTACAACAAAGAGTATTATAAGAGTGCTTATGAGCTGTATACGTCTGGGGTTGAGAGCTTCGCCACGACTGACGACTTCAGCGGGAAGAAAAAGCCGACTCAATTACAGCTAGAAATAGTGACAGACATAACCGTGGATTCTATAGCGCCAGCAGAACCACAAATCGACGTGACTGTAGACTATAAGGTATACGGCCTTGGCATGATTGCAAACAGTAGCGGGGTTACTATTTCAGACAAGCTCTTTACTTCTGTCTCTGGCCGACCGTGGACAACAATGCAACTTTATCAAGACAAAGTGTCGCGGCATCAAAACGGCTCACGTTCAAATCTCACCTCTGTTGATTGGGGATTAGAAGAGTCTCTTGATATGACAGTAACCCAGAACGTAGCCAATACAACACCAGTGAGAGCACAGTGGACCGATAAGGGGCACTTGAATACAAAGTATCAAATAGAGCGTTTAATCTGGGAGGGTTGGAACGCTTGCCACGTTAATGCGCTTCAAACTGTGGTTTGGGATGGATTCTTGGATTCAATAGGAGCAGAAAGCCCGACTCACTCTTTTGTCCTTCCGAATAGCGACAAGGTAAAAGGGAAAGATACAGACACATTCAATAAGAGGTACATTTTCAACGCCTTTGAAATTCTCTATAATTGGGATGAAGCAACGCAGAGTTACCTCGGGAAGATTTCACTCTCTAAAGATACCGCTGAGGGGATTACTTCTTCTGGCGTAGCCACAGAGCTCAAAACCAAGTGTGAGACCTTGTATAATATTTCAGGAGGCTCTCAAGCTTTGCCCGATGCAAGAAGTAAATTAAGATTAATCTATACGGAAGCCGATGCAATTGAGTACATTAATCAGTGCATGCAATTTTACGGAATTATAGACGGTTCTTATTATCGGCCTCATATGGAGATTACAGTTACTCATGACGTACAGGATTTTCTTGCAATGGACCTAATGGAAACTATTGGCTATACAATCCCCAATCTAACGGGAGGAGTTGAGGCCACTGGTGTAATAGTTGGCATTGACTACAAAAGTGGTGAAGGTGCACAGAAGCTTTGTGACATTACGAGCATAATTAGAGCGAGTGATACAGTTGGAGTAATAGAAGAAAAGAACGGCAACACTGACACAATAGAAGAGTTGCAACCAAATACAGATACAATATCAGAGGTGGGGAAATAATGGCCAACGAACTAAAGAACGTAAAGCGAATAGAGAACGCAGGGACCACCACAGAAACAGGTGCAACCCTAATACCAAAACAGCTTGGCTTTGCTGAGTCTGGTGATAAAATGGTGTATAAAGATGCAGGTGGAGACTTGCACACATACTCACAGGATGGAGATTACACGCCCACGAAGATCGAAAACGGCACAGCCTCGGTTGAGTGCGCGGCGTCTGCTGACGTTTCAATACTTCCACCAACAGGCTCGAAGATTAAAGTCACTGATGATGTGGTGATATCTCCTGTGACCAACGACAATACAAAAAGTGTCTACATTACCAATGACTCTACAACCTCAACACCTAACGGGGGCGGAATACTTACCCTTTCCCCTTCTATTGTAATGCTTAGTCATGGTGCAGGGCTTGACAATGCGTTTACGGCAACAGCAAGCTCAGTAGGTGTGTTTTATGGCGGAACGGGTAGAGTTGAAATAGACGCAACGAGCACAGACCTAAGAAACCCCGCTGGAACTGTCGGCGTTGACGTTTCAAATACAGCAACAACCCTAACTGGAGTAGGTGCAAGTGTTACGCTAGACACAAACGGGGTTAAAAACACCAACACAGAAGCCCAATACGATGCAGACGGAACCAACACGGCAACGGTTAACAAGGAGATACTTGAGGCAAAGCTTGCGGGACAGACACATGACTCATTAGCCGCAAAGGGTGTCGCTGGTGCTGGTGTGTCTTTTGGACATGTTAACGATCAAGCTCAAACAATTGCAGGGGCCAAGTCTTTTTCTAGTCAAATAACCACTTCTGGAGGCATTGACGGAGATGGTGAGGACATTGTAAACGCCTCAAGTGTTGGGCTAGAAACATATGGAGCAAACCTCAATTCGGGAATAGAATCATATAACTGCGGCGTATCTAGTGCTTTCGGTGGCTCAGATGCTGTTGACGTACAACACATTCACGGCAATTGCTATTACGACGGGGCGGACTACAGGTTTAAGGCGACTGGATACGCGCAGAGAGAGACATTTTCTGCATTGGCTGGGATACCTAGATTCAACATTGACAGGTCAACAGCAAGCGGCAGTGCAGCGGGAGAAATTACATTTGAGTCTTTTTTGCAATTGCAAGACGACGGAGTTCTAACACTCGCACAATCCACAGTAGCAAATATCAACACAGCAGGAGTTAAAGCGGTAGCAACTAAAGAGTATGTGGACGACTTAGCAATACCATTTATCGAGGTAACGCCAACGGGAGACGATAAAGGGCTAGTGGTGACAGAGCAGTTCTCAGTTGGAGCCCTTAACGATGGGAGAGAGTCGGTATTTGGTGAGGGGGATTCATACCCTGTGGAATATGCTTTTCACTGTACAAAGGGAGACACAACAGGAGACACAATAATAAACGCCGTAGACATTGCCTCTATACTCAACTCAGACTCGGGGTCCACTACGGGCCTATTTGGAGGAACTGCGGTAGGAGATTATATTCTTGTGGGTGCCTCTGCTCAGTTTCAAGGGGTGAAAGTAAAGAGTACAGACTGCGGAGACATCGAGCCTGACAATGTAAAGCTGTCTTCTTGGCGCGGTTCGGGCGTTTTCTTTACTGTGAACTTTATGAACACAAATGCAAACTTTCCCTATACTCAATATGGAAACGCCGTTTGCTCTGCACCTTCGGAACAGTGGCGGTTTGGGTTTGATCCTACTACGCCTTCAACGTGGGCACCTGTAACAATTAATATTAATGGGTCTGATATCACTAAATACTGGGGGATTTTCGAAATCACATCTACAATTACAACAGATGCAACTATAGAACAAATGAAGATACACACTAATCGAACGGAGATAAACGCAGACGGAAAGGTTGAGTATTTTGGGCTTGCTCGGTATCCCAGAACTTTATTTTCAGGCTTAAGTAATTATGTGGTAAACGCCCTATATGATCCAGCTAATGAAACGGTTGATTATGGATCAGAGTTTGAGGCTAAATACTTAGATAATGAGTTCGCCAACAATGCTATTGATGGTCTTGGATTTACTCAGGGAATTGTATCAGGGCTTGATACGAGTATCCCCTTGGTATTTTCAATCAGTTATTATGTAAAAGGCACTGGAACGGGGGATATAAAGTTTCACATAGATGCCTACCAAGTTTCTGATGGATTCGTGTTTGATGGAACTGCAACCCCAGACGAATACGACCTTATAGATACCGTTTCTGCATCTTCTAACTTAGTAAGAAGAACCGTGAGCATTTTAATAGATGTGCATAAGATTAAGGACACTGGTGATCAAGTTGTGATTTCAGTAAGAAGAGACGCAACATCAGGAGAGCCAGAAGATACTTTAAACAACAATGTAGTACTTGAAAACCTAACTTTAACAGGGTATTTCTGGGGGCCCTAAAGCTCATAAACCCACCGTTGACTTTCATTACCAAGAGAGTCAACGGTAAACTCAAAGTATGACATAGGATCTATAATAGTATCAATAGTTCTTATGTTATGCTCAGAGTCTAACACAGACACTATACAGCCGTTTACAGGAACAGGACATACAAGAACACTCTCTTTAAAGTTCATACCCTGGTTTGGTGTGTAGCTCTTGTCTTCATCAAGATCGAGGATGTATACATGAACAAGCTCACCAGCTTCTTTAATGGGCTTAAGTCCAATTGTTACACTTCCCCCCACTTCTGTAAACTCCACAGTCCCACACCCCACAAACAACACTATCAAAATTAATATTAAGTATCTCATTTTTAGCCTTTCTTAGAATGGAAGATCATCGTCTGATTGTTGTTGGTTGTTAAAGTTCTGTGGTTGCTGATACTGTTGGTTTTGGGGCTGGTTCTGGTTAAACTGTCTTGGCTGTGGTTGTTGTATGAATTGTAGTTGTTGAGGCTGTTGACACTGCTGTTGTTGCTGTTGCTGATTCTGTCCCTGTTGTTGCTGTTGAGGTTGCGAAGGTTGCTGGTTGTATTGCCCCTGCTGTTGCTGTCCTTGTCCTGCTGGTTTACTATCAAGAAACTGCATTGACGAAGCAACGATTTCTGTTTTGTATTTCTTTTGACCGTTGTCGTCCCATGATCGGGTTTTTAACTTGCCTTCGATGTAAACAGAACTTCCTTTTTTGAGATATTGGGCGGCTGTTTCTGCTAGCTTATTCCATGCAGAGACATTGTGCCACTCTGTATTCTCTTGCTGTTGTCCTTGAACGTCTTTGAAGCGTTCTGTAGTTGCAACTGAGAAACTACAGACTGCTTTCCCTTCATTCGTTCTTTTAAGCTCTGGATCTCGTCCCAGATTTCCAATAACGATTGCTTTGTTTATTGATGCCATTTTTATCTCTTTCAGTAGGTTACAACCTACGCTTTCATTAGTTCGCTCGCCCGGCTCCTGCCAAACGAAGCGAGCGTTATAGTAAAATTTCTTCTGCTAATCGTTCAGCAGTTTCTTTACTTAATCCCCAATTCATTTTCTTTCTGTAGCAATCTTCACAGTTTGCGTTCTTTTTTTCAACGGGTACTTCTTCGCCTTTTTCGTCATCCCACTCCCAATCTATGCCAGTCGGGTCGCAAGTGTCGCAATAAACACTACTGAATTTTGAAGTAAGCAATTCTACTATTTCACTCTTGTTTTTCATATCAACCTCTTTCGTTGTCATAACCACAGCATTGTCGATGACAATTCGCTTAGGCTCACCGCACAACACGCGAATTGTTATCTATCATACCCCAGCAGTGAGCATCCATCGCAATTATTCTCGTGACTTAGCTCATATATTACTTTGTCTCTGTCATTTAACTCTATCTCCATTTTTAACAAATGCTCGTATATTTGAGCTTCTGATTTTTGCTTATAGAGGAATTTTGCCGTTTTACTTATTTTATCTGTGTCAATCTTTTTTATATCCATAACCTTCGCTTTCATTAGTTCGCTCGCCCGGCTCCTGCCAAACGAAGCGAGCGTTATTTAAGATATTTTTACTACCGTCTCAGGGTCTACCTCAGTATAATGAAAATCTATTTTCTCCATTCCTGAATCTGCATATCCTGCTTTTACTGTATTTGATGTCATTTGGTGTAAAATAAAGCACCTTTTCTTGCTAAACCTATCTGGATATTTATCAAAACTCTCATCTGTTGTGAAGATATCCTCTGATTCAACCTCTACCAGACTTCCACAACAAGGTCCAGCTAAAACCCCATTTATTGGCTCTCCTGTAAATATATGGTCCATCTTATTCCCTTTCATAACTCCTACTTTGTATAATGTTCAATAATCGCGTTTGCGAGCTCTTCAGTGAGTTCAAACTCTTCATCTTCATTAATTATCTTAGCCTTGTCGGTACAACCTCGATCTTTGTACCAGTTCATAACTAAGTAGCCTCTTTCGTCAAAATTCCAACTTATTGGGAGTGCTAGAACAGAGATTGACCCATTGTCTTCACCATAAGTTTTAACTCCATTTTTATGGGAAAGTCCTCGAAGGAGGTTAAGTGTAGCACAGTTCCAGTTTTCGGGGGTAAAAGTGTCTCCTAAAGGGAACCCGCACTTCGGATCAGATCCGTTCCATGTTTTTCCTCGTAAATCACAGTATTTGCACATTATTTTTTCCGTTCTTCGATTATCCAAAGTTCATTGTTTAAGTCAGCAAGTTCCATCTTCATTTTGACCGTTTTATCACAGTCATTCATAACCTACGCTTTCATTGGTTCGCTCGCTCAACTCCCGCCAAACGAAGCGACACGTTATATGTTGATATTTTTCAATTCCTCTATAGCTCCATCAATTCTACCGTAATCATAATCATCATTGTTATGGTCTAACAATTCAATAGAGCTGTATAGTTCTTGTATTCTATTACTTATTTTTTCTTCAACTAACTTACTATCTATCAGTAGTTTTGCATTTTCTTCTACTGTCTCCATTCTCATCTCAACAGCTTTTGCACAATCTCGCTCAAGTCCCTTGGCATAATTGAACAACTCAAAGAACTTATCTTCGTCCATAATAGCTTCTGAGTTTTCGCTATTAATTGAGGTAAAATCCACATCGTTTATTTTGAAGCTATCTAAATCCATAAGTCATAACCTGCGCTTTCATTAGTCCGCTCGCTCGACTCCCGTCAAACGAAGCGGTCGTTATTCCTACATAAAACTCAACTGTGCTGTCTCTTCTGTTATTCTCTGTTGTGCCATTTCATAGTACTCTTTGTCTAGTTCAGACGATACCACATTAAGCCCTGCGTGAAACCCCTCAATACATTCTGAGCCACTGCCACCAAAAGGAACTAGCATATTCATGCCTTTACGGCTACAGGTTCTTATAAGTGATGCACAAAGCTTAGGCGGTTTCATTGTTGGGTGTTTCCACCTTCCTGTGATGTGTGCTTGTTGTGAAAACTTCAATACATCCGTTAATTTCATGTAATTATTAAACGGCCTTCTAAGCTCTTCATACTCTTTTCTAAGCTCTTCATACTCTTTTCTAAGCTCTTCATACTCTTTTCTAAGATATTCATACTCTTTTCTAAGATATTCACCGTTTAGATGTTCTCTTATTGTTAAGTACTGTTCTTCCGTTATCACATTTTGACCGTTAAGCCAATTAGAAACACAACCAGTTAAACCGCCTGTTTTTGATGGGAAAAGTTTGGCTATTTCTTTATTTGTAACCTTTGCTCTTTTAAATTCATCTCTCAAATATTTAGCAATTGGGCTCTTCGGGTTTATGTGTTCTTCCATTACTCGCTCAAGCCCCGTTTTATCCCACTCTTCGGGCTCTGTTCCGTTTGAGTAACACAGAATGCGCTCATTGTGAGTGTTGAACCTTCTGGCCATTTCGGGGCTGTAATATTGATACTGCATAGAGTCGCATTTTTCCCATATGAGAGAATTTTCAAGGTTGAAATGTTTATCCAGTATTATTTGAGAGTATGCTATTTTCCTATCATTCCCCCACCAAAACAAAGTCCCATTATCAGCCATAACCCTTTTAATTTCTATAGCCCACTTTTCAACATCTTTTAAATAGTCCTCAAAGCTTGACCAAATAAAATCAAACTTTCCTTTAACTTCAAAGTAAGGAGGATCAACTATTATCAAGTGCTGACTTTTATCTTCAAGTGTTGCCATGAGTTCCATGCAATCACAGTTTTTTAAGTCTATTTTCATTCTTGTCCTTTCCTTTTAATACTACCGATTTCAAGAGCCTGAAACTCAAAACTCAACCCCCTAGGGGCTATAAGAATTCTACATTTGTTATTCTATGAACATGCCCGCCACAACCAAGAAAGTCGGGGCGAACACTTGACACTTCTGCATATGACGGACCAAGAACTCCAGACTTTTCAAGGTAGTCAAGATGTTTTTCTTTTGTGTCCAATAACAACCCACAAGAGGAAACAAAGCACATGCAATCTTGATTATAAGACAAAATAGCATGTGAAGACCTGTGCTGTTCTGGCTTCATATAAATAATATCATAAATGTCTTGGTCCCTGTAAGACCAGTGATGAGCATGAAATTTCATACATGTAAGACCAGCCCTATAACACGCCTTTTCTGCCCGTATAACTTCTGGGTGCGTGGCCTTAAATGACTTTCTGCTTGCTCGCTTGCTTGCCTTGTATGCACTACAGCCTTTGTAAGAAAGGTTGTATTCTCTTATTCTGTCTTTATTTTTTGCTCTTTCAATCTTTGCAACAGCTTTTTTACAAGGCTTACAAACACCCTTAAGCCCGTCCTTAGAAATTGAGCTTTTGTGAAATTCGCTTAGAGGTTTTACCTCCTTGCATTTTGAACATTGCTTCATACTACCACCTATAAAACAAAAGGCCATGCTAAGAGTGGTAGAGGGTGAACAAACCCTAATTCTTAGCACAGCCTAAAATGATTCTTGTTCTTTAACGCTACCACACGTTAGTCATATAATAAATAATAAATACACAAAGTGCAACAAAAAAAGTAAAATAGTTAAATAAAGTTGTATTTTAGAGTATAACAAGTGAGGCAAGATGATAGAAGAGATTACAGAAGCATCGGGCTCCTTTAATGGAGGACAGTGGGGCGTGTTACTAACAATTGTATTAACAATGTTTACGGCTTTGGTATGGTATTTCAAATATCACACTCGTAAGACTGAAGAAGCAATTGAGAGAGCTAAACACGAAAACAGGGAGTACAACAGACAGAGAGACGCTTTCAGAAGCTCAATGTTTGACTCAGGGCGTAAACAGTTTGATGAGATGGTTTACGATTTAAGCGGGCACTTCTTCAAGAAGATCAAAGAGATTGATGGAGAGTTTAAGTGCATCAATAAGAATCCCATTGATAGAGTTATCCCAGTATCGAGAAAGTCAGAACCTATTCTGCATCATAATGAGAGTGATTTCAAAAGTAGATTTCACGAGAATGCAGAGAAGATCTTTGATATTGTTACACAGGGCGTGATTGGCTGCTATGACGAGTATTGTATATTCAAAACTATAGGGCCACACATCAACGGTGAAGTTTCTGAGGTTGCAGACACATACACAAGAGACCTCAATTCAAGAGCAGAGGTTTATACTAAGTCTCTCAAAGGGCGATTAATAATTGACACTTGGAGCCATGAGATAGTAGAGGCAAGCATTGAAGAAGTTGTTACAAAAGATAAAGTCGAAAAAATCATTCATTCGATATTTGAGAACTTTTACAACCGTGAATCTGCAATTGAAAAAAGGTCTCAAGATATACAGAGGCATTAAAATGGCAAAAGTAAAAATTCTATCAGTAAAGTTGTACGGCAATATTGACACTGTGATTCTTGAGAAGAACAGGTATAGAGAACAGCGCCAACACTTAGAGCTTGAACTCGGTGAAGAGATGCCGGAGTACTATGAGATTCCTTTCTCTAATGCTCAAAGCTGGCGCATGCTTGCCAAAAATCTAAAAGTAGTTATTACCACAGATAAAGAAGCTTTTGAATACCACCTTAATGCTGGTATGATAACGGACTTTGCGTCAATCCCTCGAATCTTCAGGGCTCAGAGATCTCTCAAAACTTTATTCGTGAGAATGCCAGACAATGACGATCCACGTATTTTGTGGCCTTCACTAATCCATGATGCAGGTTGTTCGTTTAAGCTCTTCGGAAGTGATAAGGATGGTTTTAAATTCAATAATGATATGTTCTATGCTACATGTCGATACTTTGGGCTTTCACGGGCTCAGTGTCGCCTTTTGTGGGCTGGTGTGTCTTCTCCTATTGGATGGAACTTATACAAGAGCGGTAGAGGATACGAGAACTATGAGAGAGCACAATTAATAAGAGAGGCAAGATAAATGAATCCAACAGCAAGAATAAGCAGAATAGCTTCAGGCCCAGAAAAAGGAACATTTGGCTCAATGGTATTTTTAGATGAGCCAATTTGTAACACGCTGGAACCATACCACAGAGATAACGCTTCAAATGTATCATGTATACCAGCAGGGCAATATCTTTGTAAAAGGGTAAAGTCTCCCACATACGGAAATACTTTCGAGGTTACAGGAGTACAGGGTAGATCAAGTATCCTGATCCACTACGGGAACACAGCAAAGAATACACAAGGCTGTATTGTCTTAGGAGAGGAATTTGGAAGGCTTAAGGGTGATACTGCGGTGTTAAGTTCAAAGAGAGCCTTTCAAGAGTTCATGAGCCTATTAGAGGGTTGTGATGAATTTACTCTCACTATAGTAGATTGCTATTAATTATATTCTTTACATGAGATAATTAACCTTTCCGTTTCAATCTCTGTTCGTAAGGGGGCCTAATCAACCCCCGCTCTGAAAATGATTTTTATAAATAAACGATCTGCTTGAGCCCAAGGGAGCTCGCATGCAACATTGCTTAATCCTCTTTCCTTGGCCTCTCAGAAATGAGGGGCTTTTTCTATATCCAGACCCTACTGTTTAAGCCAGATTCAAATTTATTTTTAGAAATAGTAAAATAAAACGTGATATTCCCGTAACTTTACGGTATATTATAATTATCAACAAAACAATGGAGGTTGATTATGAGAAAAGCAGACAAGAGGATGTGTGAGAAGTGTGTTTATAGAAGTAGAACTCAGTGCAGTTCTGGCGGGGCGAAGTGGTGGGCCTCTGGAATGGTTGCCGATGTTTGTAGTCATGAGGACCTCAAAGAAGATACTATTATTGTTCTTCTTGACAAGTGTCCAGCCGACAGGAGCGATGAAGTATAATGGCAAACAAAAAGAAGTGGATCAACCCCGTTCGTGTTGAGATCCAAGTTGAAGAAGCTACGAACACTAAAATCGAAAAGTTGACCAACAACAAAACAGACTGGATCAACGAAGCAATAAAAGAGAAGCTAGAAAGGGATAATAAATAATGGATAGAAAAACAGCAGTAGAAGCAATGAAGGTAGTAAAAGGGTGGTGTACAGAAGTGCAGTGCTCAGAGTGTCCGCTTCTGTTTAGTTGCGGGTGTGAAATGGATACGCCTGAAAACTGGGAAATTAGAGAAGAGGATTAAATGACTTACACACAATGTACAAACTACGACGGCGGGAAATGTAACAGCCAAAGAACAACAGACGGTTGTTACTACGGAGGAAAAAGAGAAAAGCGGTGCTTAGGCGAACTTTTGAGCAGTGCCTCAATAACGTGTGTGACGCAAGTAAAAGAGGACAAGGGGGCAAAGTATAGATGTATGATAAAAGAGCTTGCATCTACTGGAAAGAAGGATGTACCAAAGGCAGGCTAGACAATATGGAATGCTTAGAGTTTGATACAGCAATGTTTCAATACTGCTATGAGAAAATGAACGGGATTGACAGATACAAAGGAAAGAGGAAGAAAAATGCCAATGGAACCACTACCAACAATAATTAGCGTATCAAGTAACAACTACGGACACTGCCATTCAATAGTAGGCAAGAAGAAAACCTGCAACAACTGTGCTCATGACAGGCTGAACGATGAAAAGCTAGAGGAATATGACGAGAACGGCAATGTACTAGAGGCTGTTTTCTGTAGAAGTGAAGAAAGTGGATACGGCGAGAAGGACAGGAGAAAGAGACGTGCAAAAATAAAAGAGTTTGAGGATGTTCCAGAGCTGGAGTGTTTTGAGAAGAGGCAAATATTAAACGTTATTATCAAAAAGGCAGACAGATGAGTGAACAATCAAGAGTGGATCAAGAAAATAAATGTGTAGCAAGTGTAGAGTATTTGTGCAAAGCTGCATTCATAGACGACCCAAACTAATCCTTGCAATACAACAGTAATTAGACTATATTAAGAGAGTGGATATTGTGGTGATATTCACTCTTGACAAAATCAGCAAATTAAACAGGCTCTTATAGAGCGGTGTTTTGTGTAGCTGATGCACAAAGGGACTAACCATCTCCACCGTTTTATAAGAGTTTTTTCGTTTTAAGGAGAAAAATATGTATGAAATTGTCTTGCACGAAGATTACAACTACGAGAGCGTAAGATTCCCATTCCCAAGAGAGTTGTCAATAGGGGAAACTATAGTAAACGCTGATAAAGAGGTTATTTATGAGGTGCATGAAAAACTATGGTCCAATAAACACCACATATCAATAGGAACAGAAATAGGCGGGTGTAAAGTCTACGCTACACTAGATTACAGGGTTAAAATCATTGAAACATCAATTTAGGAGCAAAACAAATGAGTAGAGAATACAAAGTACCAATACTATCTATCTTGTCATCAGATACAAAAACAAGAGCATTGTCATATTGTAACTCAAACAGCAACGAGTGCAAGATTAACTGTAAAGAGTGCGTGTTTTGTGTAAAAAAGTGGACACCAGAAAGAGAAGCCGCATTTCTAGCATGGGAAAGAGGAGAGAATGAGTAAGCTTAGAAAAAGGTCAAACTTCACCATAATGCCAAACGAGCTTATAAGAGACAGCTCTATGTCTTGGAAAGCAAAGGGTATCTATTCTTATTTAGCCTCTCAAGATGACGGGTGGGACTTCTATGTTGACGAAATAGAAACTAGGAGCACTGACGGAGTTACAGCCGTTAGAACAGGATTAAGAGAGCTTGAGGATGCTGGATATATAGAGAGGCACAGAATCAATGGTGAGGGCGGAAAGTTTCACTATGATTACGAGATATACGAAACAGCAACAGCAAAGAAAGGTCAACCGCATGCAGAAAACCCGCATACGGTTTCAACCGCAACGGCAAAACCTCACACTAATAATACTAACTCTACAAGAAAAACAAAGAAAGAAGATATTAATATAAAGCAAAAGGCCTGTACTGAAAGAATGGATCTTTTTTACAAATCTCTTCAATCTTACATAGGAGAATACAGCAAGGAAACAATAAGAGCTTTTTATGATTATTGGACAGAGGGGAACAAGAGTAAGACCAAAATGAAGTGGGAGCTACAGCAAACATGGGACTTACCCAGAAGGCTCTCACGGTGGAAAGGTTCAAACAGGTCACAAATTAAGAAGACACCTAAAAGAGTAAATCAATTCGCAGGAGTTCAAAGAGTTGGAATGCCTGCACCAGCTGGGCAAGATAACGGGGAGTGGATGAGATGAAGAGAGCGCAAATATTAGCAGAGCTTGAAGATCTAAGAGTATTAAATAATTGGTATGATATCAAAGACGTAAACGACATACCAGAAATGCACATTCAATCAATACAAAAACACTTTGATCGATTGAAACCAGAAGAGCAACGGATAGTATGGGATAGAATCTTGAACGACTACAGGAAGCCATATCTTCCAAACGAGCAATATTACAAAAGCATGGTTGGCGTTTATCTGAATGAAGTAATCCCACTCAGAAAGGATCGCTCACAATACGACCCATTAACACAAGAGGAGAAAGAGGAAGTTGCAAAAGCCGCAAGTGATGCCTATATGGAATACTCTAAAACAATGGATAATACTTACGGGGTGAAAGAAGAGAAGTCTAATGTTGACGCTAGAAAGGCTAGGATACTTCAAAACGTTAAGAAAGGGCTAGTGGAGGTAGTAGATTGCTCTTTAATGGCTGAACGCCTCAGAAACGGCCCTATATGGATTTCTAAGAGTGAGGCAGAGTCAAGAGGGTTAGAGTATAGAGATCATACTCCAGACGTACTTGGTGAGATGGGTGATCTTGGAAGAGTTGGAACAATGAACGCAGTTAAACAGTTTAGAAAGTAGGAAGAGATGGAATATCTAAAATTAACCAATACAAAAGAATGCCTAAAGCTTGCAGAGTGTTTAGTAGGTAGTGATACATTTAAGGTTTTCAATATGGAGCCTTACGAGGTTCAAGGTGAGTTGCTCGGGGTTTGTGGAAATGATTTTCTAATAAGAGATTCAGGCGACGAGTGCGACTATGGATTTTTAAGTGAATTTGTTTTTATTTCTGTTGAGTCGATAAAATTAAACTCGTTTAAGTGTTGTGAGCACTCGATACCAGTTGTTGTCGACCGTGGTATGTGGGGAAAAGAAAAGAGAGATAATCAAAGCACTCTCTTGAGCCTTTTAGCACAGAATTGTCCGTTTGAATTGGACTTAGGAAGATTACCAGCAGGAGCGACAATTGAGAGCCATAGGGCACAATAGAACGACAAAGAACGGAAAGAGGGGAAGAAGTGAGTGTTATTGCAGTTATGGTATTTGTTGTGTTGGTGTGCCTGTCTCCTGCGTTTGCATATACAGCCATAAGCAAAGATCCACGTGTTGAGGTTTTTATGGTGCTTCTTTTTACATTTACATACGGCCTTTTTATAGCTGTGATAGTGTGGAAGAAATAAAAATAGCCCCAAAGTAAAATAAAACATTGCATACGTTGCACAATGTAGTATATTGTAGGAAAGGAAAGGGGTGAGCATGGAACTAGTACAGCATAGAATCTACGAGAATTTGATTGATGAAATTAAGCTTGATTTTGATGAAGCTTGTAATAGTTTCATAACTCTTAAATATTTAGAGTGCCAGTGTGCATTGTTGATAGAACACTTTGCAACTAACGAGAATCAGTTTGAAGTAGAGATAAATGGAATAGAGTTTATGTGCACGGTGCACGATAATTGTGTAGAAGTAGATTAAGGAAAGAGGGAAAGATGAATGAATTAAGTGTGATGAAAAATCCAGTAGCATTATTTACTGACGGCGGAGTCGATGAGTTTATCAAAAAGGCTCGTGAGTCTGCAAAGGCAGAAGTGTTTGACGTTTCTACTGCAAAAGGAAGAAAGTCTATAGCCTCAAAAGCAAACGATGTTGCAAAGATGAAGGTTGCAATTGACAAGGCTGGTAAAGAGCTTGTAGGAGGCTGGAAAGAGAAGGCGAAAGTAGTTGATGCAGATAGAAAGAAGATCAGAGATGAGTTTGATGCGTTAAAGATCGAAGTTAGAAAGCCGTTGACCGATTGGGAAGAAGAACAGAAGGAGATTGAAGCCCAGAGAAAAGAACAGATTCAACTCATTAAAGATATGCTTTGCACTGATGGTGAGGGTTCTGCTTTTATTGGTCGTGGCATTGAGATTCTTAGCAAAAGGGAAGATGAAGACGAAGAGATAAAGGATCTTGTTGAATCAGTCCTTGAGAGATTGCTAGCAAAGTTTATCATTGCAGAGAATGCAGAAAAGGAAGCTGAAGAGCTACGCATTGCAGAAGAGAAAAAGGCAGAAGAAGAGCGCATTCAGAGAGAAAAAGAAGAGGAAGAGAAACGCATTGCCAGAGAAGAAGAGATAGCTCGCAAGGCAAAAGAAGAAGCTGAGGCAAAAGCGGCAAAGGAGGCCAAGGAAAAAGAAGAGGCTCACAAAAGAGAGCAAGCCAGACAGCAACAAGCCATTGAAGACGAAAAGCGAAGAGCTGACGAGGCAGAAAAGCAAAGAATTAGAGACGAAGCTATTGCAGAAGAAAACAAAAAGAGAGCACTTGAACAGGCTGAGGCTGACAAGAAAAGAGCCCTTGAAGTTGCAGAAGAGAACAAGAAAAAGGCAATTGAAGCAGAGCGCCAAAGAGTAGAGGCTGAAAAGGCCAAACAGCTTAGAGAAGAACAGGCAAGAGCCGAAGACTTGGCACACAGAAAATCAGTAAACAATGAAGTGCTTGAGTCTATTATGTCAGTTGGAATCTCAGAGGAGCAGGGCAAAGCTCTCATGAAAAAAATGATTGCCGGCGAAGTTCCCAACGTAAAATTTAAGTATTAGGAAAGAGGAAAGCATGAGTGAGAATAATATGGTGCAGGTTTATTCTACGGGCGTTCAGTCCGTAGATGACGTGCAAAGGCTAAAGCTAGAAATACAAAATTTCCATGAAGACCTAAACAAAAGACCAGACCCAAAAACAGGGGCATCAAGAAACGGAAACTCTTATGTTGTTATATCACACATTGAAATGATGCTTGACGAAATGTTTTACGGGCACTGGTCAACAGAGAACTTTCAATACAAGCAGATTGCAAATGAGATAGTAGGAAGCATTACTCTTAAGTATATGCATCCTAAAACTGGGGTGTGGCTTACAAGAGAGGGTGCGGCTTCTGTGCAGATAATGCAAGACAGGGGAGCTAAAATAAGTACCATAATGGACACTAAAAAGAAAAATGCTTTAGAGACTGGTTTCCCAAAGCTAAAAGCCATGTGTTTAAAAAATGCCTCTGCAACAATAGGAAAAATGTTTGGAAGAGACTTAAACAGAGACAACCAAGCTGAATATGAAAAACAAGGGCTAGAGGATCGAGTGTTCAGTCCTGAGCAGGTGCTTAAGGTTTTGGGTCTTATTGATGGGTCTGAAGATCTAATGAATAAGGTTTTAAAAAGTGCCCGTGTTGAGTCTATTGAGATGATACCAGAAAATAAGTATGAAAGAATAATTTCATGGCTGGAGGAAAAATGTTCGAAGTAAAAGCGGAGCAAGGAACTCCAGAATGGTTTGAGGCAAGACTTGGGAAAATTACAGCGTCTCGCTTCAAGGACGTAATGACAAAGGGGCGTGGAAAAGATGAAAAGTGGGGGAAAACAGCCCTCACATATCGCAACGAAATTATAAGCGAGATTCTAACTGGAGAGCAAAAAGAGATTTCTGGTAGAGCTTTAGAATGGGGGACAGAGAACGAGTCTTTTGCTATTGATGAATATGAAGATAAAAAAGATATATTTGTTGAGGCTTCTGGGCTTATTCTTCTACATGAATTTGCAATGATAGGGGGCTCACCTGACGGTAGGCCATTGGGAAACTGCATAGAGGTAAAGTGCCCTTACAATTCAGCAATACATATCAATACAGTGCTTGAGGGAATGCCAAAGGAGCATACACCACAAGTACAAGGAAACATAAACTTTACAGAGGCAGACTGGTGTGACTTCATTTCGTTTGATCCAAGGGTAAAAGGTCCATCAAGATTGTACATTGAAAGAGTCTTCAGAGATCAAGAATACATCGACACTATGTTCGAGAGATTAGAAGAGTTTCAAGAGGAAATAGAAAAAACTTTACAGAAACTAAAATAAAACGTGCATAGTGTTGCACATTGTAGTATATTGAAAGGTATAGAGTATGACAGACGTTGAAAAGTTAATTGATAGATACAAGACAATCTCTGAGGTAGCTCGGAGATTGGACACCGACAGAAGCACAGTGTATCGGTGGACAGAAGGAAAGCCAATATCGAGGGCTTTTAGAATTAGAATTAGTAACCTACTGGAGAAGAAAAATGACAAAAGAAGAGCAAATAGGAGCGGCAGAACTAGTTAAGGCAGAGCTTGAAATGGCAATTGCTAATACTGGTAACAAGAGAATAAAATCAACCCTTGAGGACCTTAAGAGGGAATTGTCGTGCGAAATAGGAAACTACTATTGGAGAGAAGATTGGAAAAATGAGATTGCAGAAGACATTTACAATAAGTGGATTTTAGGGAAATAAGCGCAAAGGAAAGAGGCAAGAGATGAAAGTAATAGCAGTATATGTAAGAATAAACGGGGTGAACAGGCCCCCAAGGGTGGCGAAGTGATAACAGTAAACGGCAAATACTACGAAGTAACAAGCCAGCTCCTTCCAGAATATAAAAAGTGTGACGGCTGTGCATTTGGGAAAGAAAGACCTTGCCCAGTAATAGCAGAACTAAAGAACATGTATTGTACTGTGCACCCCACAGTGATATACACAGAAGCAACGCAAGAAGTAAACGAAGAATTAATTAAGAAGGGTGCGAAATAATGAAACACGAATTAAAAACACTGAAGTGCTATTTTGCTCCAATATTATCAGGTGAGAAAACTGCAGAAGTTAGAAACAACTCTGACAAGGGATTTCAAAAAGGTGATATAGTGGAGTTTGTTGAAATTGATGAAGATAAAAACGAAACTGGCATGGCCTGTATTGGGATGATAACTTATGTTTTTAACTGGGATCAAAAAGAAAATAATGTAGTATTTTGCTTCGAGCTTGAAGCATGAAGCATCTAATTGCACATATAAACGAATTATTCGAACTACTCTCACCACTAGGCAATTACTGCCAGTGCGGGGCAAAAGTTGCAGGGCGTGAGTGTAAGTACTGTGGAAGGGAAAGATAGAATGAAATATGAAGTTGAAGACGAAAAGGGTTTTAATGCTTGTAAGAAGGCTTATGAAAGCCTAAGTGATGACCTAAAGGCAGATGTTTCAAAGCTTGAAATGTGTGGTGCAACGCCATTTTTAACAATGGGGAATGACATTATGCACCTAGACAGAAACAGGTGTCGGTGTATACAGTTTCACGTTGAGGGGTTTGTCAGAGTCCACTATGACAATCTCACCCTTAACAACAAAGCAAGGAACGTAAGAATAGAATACTCAGATGAATAGTGCATATATCATAGACGGAGATAAACACATTCAAATAAACGGGGAAAACTTACAGTCAATAAAATTTATGATTGATGTGAACATAGTAGGCTTGTGCTGTTGTGTTGAAGGTGTTGCAAAGTTCTACTATTCAGATAAGTACAAAATGCAAATAATACTAAATGGAAACATAGCCTTTGACAATACGGGGGAAGAGTGACAAGTATAAAACCACTTGGTGCAGTTCCGAAGAAGGGGAAGAAAGAGAAGGCAAAAAACTACAGTCTGATGAATGAGGCAAAGGCAAGCAAGAGAGAGTCAACATTGTGGCGGTGGGTGTCTCTATTCGTTAGATTGAGTGCAGTCCCAAGTGATGAAACTTACGGATTTGCAATATGCTTTACTTGTGGCGCTCGAAAGCACTATAAGGAGATGGACGCGGGGCACTGCTTAAGTAGAAGACACAAGAATACAAAATATCATGAAGATAATCTCAGGTGCCAGTGCGTACATTGTAACCGAAATTTATATGGGAATGTTGCAGAGTTTGAAAAAAGGCTAGGGTTAGAAATTGTAAATAAGCTTAAAGCTTTAACAAAACTTCCTGCAAAGAAAATGCCACTCTGGGAAGTTGAAGCAAAGATTGCAGAGTACAGGCAAAAGGCAAAAGACGAAGCTTACAGAGTTGGGGTGACATTATGAAAACAGGTTGGCAAATAGTATTTCTAATACTAGGTATAATCATGATAGCTATGTGTAGCTATGCAATAAGTGTTTCAGGGTTTACGGCAGGGTAGAGAATAACACGGCAGTGGTTTGCCGAGGAACGAGGTCATAACCAACGGCAAAGGTTATGACTATTTGAAAGGAACAACAATGGAATGTGGAATGGATATTAATACAGATCCCGATTCAACGAAAATTGCTTTGTGTTTTGAAAATGAAATTTATGTTGGTGAAGATCTTGATTCACTTATTGAACAAGTTCGAGAAGCTACAGGATATGACATTGAAACTATTGCAAGTATGCTACAAAGAACTGCTCAATCTTTTGAAACTCTTGGAGAGGCAACCTCTTTAGTAGAAAAGAATATGATTGAATTTAAAAGACTTGTGAGCGAGGGAGATGTTTATCTTCCAAATGCAATTGAAACAAATCATTTCTATGATCCAAAGCGAAGTAAGAAACGAAAACAGTGGTAAATTTAATCACTATATAACGCTCGCTTCGTTTGGCAGGAGCCGAGCGAGTGAGCACAATGAAAGCGAAGGTTATGGCACAGAAGGCAGGCAGGATGACATCGAGAAAGACGATAGAAAAATTCTGTGAAGAAAACGGAATAACTATAAGTAAGCTTGAGTACGATAAAAACTATGAATCTATATATGGGGATTGTAGTAATGTATCAGAGTGGATAATTGAGTGTCTAGTTAAGGGGGAAGAGGAAGTTCTTCACGCCTATACAGCTTACGAATTAATTGATGAAATACAGGATGCAATTGACAACCTATAACACCTGTGTGTGGTGCGGTGAGGTACGAACAGTCATCCACAACACATAGGTTATGATTTTATTTCATTTGGAACACTACTGTTTAAGCCAATCTTGAATAAATCTTTCAGAAAGTGAAAGAAAGTGTTGTGTTATCTTTCAGAAAGTAGTATATTATTAGTGTTGAGAGGGAAATGGTTCTCTCCAACAGCCTCGGAGGCTTGTATGTTTGGTAAGGATTACATTGGTAAGGTTGGCGGTCGTGAGTGTTTTAAGGTTCTTACTGACATCGGTACAGTTATCGAGGTTGGAAGTATCACTCTTGTTTATAAGAGCGGTGACTCTAATAGAGAGTGCATCTACCGCTTAAGAAAGGCGGTGGCTAAGTATGGACTTTAAACAAGTCTTAAGGGAGAGAGGGTTTCTTCTCTCCTTTCGTGATTTTGGTAGAATTGTAAAACTTACTCCACACCATTTGAGAGAATTATATAGAACTGACCAAGATAGATTTTTTACACTACTTGACACTGCAATAGAAAGATGGGATTCGATATGCAAAAAGATAAAATAAATACACTGGAAGAAACATTAAAACACAAAAGGCTCACCGTGTTTTTCAATGCAAAAAAGTTTCTCGTAACTGCTTTGAAGAACGCAAACGGCTATATGTTTTCAGAATGTATCTGCGGGGCAACTATGGCGGAGTTTAATGCTGTAGAGAAATATGTATCAAGTGAGCTAGGAACAATATAACGTGTCGCATGTTGGGCGGTGAGCCTAAGCGAGCAGACACGACAATGCAGAGGTTATGGAATTAAATTTAATAGAAAAGAGAGCGATATGAATGTTGGAGAAATGCGAGAGTGGATTGACGGCCTAGAAGATGACGTTGAAATAAGATTGACCGATGATTCTTTAGGTGGCGACACTGAAATATTAAACTTTACGCTTGCAGAGGAGTATGCTGTTTTGCACATTGATTCAGAGACGGACGCACATTTGGATTCGATTGTGTCAGACTTTGTGGAAAACTTAAAAAATTGGAAATAACGCTCGCATGGTGTGCAGTGAGTGAAACGAGCAGTCACCACCCATGCAGAAGTTATGAACAAAAACAAGAAAAGCCCCAGTAATTAATGTATATTCTATGTAAGGTAATTACTGAACCAATGAGGCGAAGATGAACGAACAAATTCAAAAAGTAATAGAGGGTCTTATTGTGACCCTTGAAGAGAAAAAGGAACTCTTAGACAATAGCACTTCCTTTCGTGCAAGAGCGATTGCAGAGGTTAAGGGTAAGATTGTAGAAGCCCTTCGAGACTCTCTATGGAGTGAAGTAAGAGCACTTTCAGACTGGCTTGATACCTATGATACAAAAGATGATGTTGAAGCAATTGTTAGCGATACTCTTGAGTCGGTAGATTTAACTATCAACGACAGCCAAGAGGCAGAAATGCTTGACACTGGTGAAATAATTGTAACACAATAGGAACACAAGGAGTCGGGCACCTGCGCGGGTGTAGAGGGTCGAGTTTATCTTGCCTCCCCTCGTTCGGCTCCTTCCTTAATCAAAGCAAGGTTTGCAAGATAGCAGGATAAAGATGAAAGAACAAAAAGCAATACACTTAGTAAAACGTGAAGACGGTTCAATATACCCCGCTGACGGCGAGAGTGCTTCTATATGGTCCGAAATGAAGGTTGGCACATGGAAGTTTATATTTTCCCCCGTCAAGGTTATAAATAGAAACGTGTATTTTCATAGAATGTATTTCAGTATGATGAACACGGCTTTTTCAAATCAAGAGAGATTTCCAACCGTTGACTCCTTGAGAGAAGCTGTAACAATAGAGGCTGGTTTTTATGATCCACTGTACTGCATGGATGCAATTCTAAAAAAGGCCAAAAGCATCGCGTTTAATAAGATGGATCAAGAAAACTTCGAAGTGCTATACGAAAAGAGCGTTGATATATTAATGGAGTCCTTTGGGTGGGATGACGATATGTATGTAGTATTAATGAGTTATTTAAAAAAAAGAGGCAGGTAAGAATGAGTAATGAGTTATTAGCAAAGGTTGCATTAAATGCAATGCGTGGAGACGCTGAAGAGGCACAGCTTCTATTTGAGGAGTATTGTGAGAAAAGCGATACAGGCTTGACGCCTAAAGAGTTAAACTTGGCAAAGGTTGCAACTTCTTGCATGGAGGCGCTTTCTGGTGATGATTACCGTGATGGTGTTTGTGATATTGCAAAAGAGTTTGGTTTTTCACATGTGGCATTTTCAGAAGCCCCAAACGAAGTAGATCAAGTCACGGACAACTTGGAGATCTCACAAGAGAGCTCAACAAATTAATAGATAGTCTAGAACTTCCCCCGAGTGCTTAATTATTAATTCTAATTAAATAAGTAATTAAAACATTTATCTGATGTGAAAACTGTGGGGGTTGTTTCTAATAGGTAGCAGTAGCTCAAGCATATTGGTAGAGCAGAATAGGCATATTCAGGTTGGCGGTTCGAGTCCGTCCTGCTACCCATTAGGAACAAAGAGAGGCAAGATGCAAAGAAAAGCAATATTTTTAGGCGGTCACTATTCAGGAAAAAGAGAAAACCTCTTCCCCGAAATACAAGTGGAGAGAGATGGGGATACCTACACCCTTGTATCAAACTGCACAAGGCATTCAACGGTCGTATATGTGCTCTCAGGAGCAATCACAAGAGTGCAGGAGTTGCTTGTCACCGAGATTGACAGACTTGATGGAGAGAATGAAGCTCTAAGCAAGGATAATGCAGGAGATAAGGCGTATATCAGAAGGTTGTTAAGTGAAACAGAACAGTTTAAGGCGGTAGGGTAATGGACGAAAAGAAGTATCCACAAATAGGCCCAACTGGTAGCGGTTCAAGCCTTGAGGATAAAGTAAATGCGGAGTATTTAGAGGCACGAAAGGCAGGAGCAGAGGCGAGTGCAGTCTTAGCAATGCTATCTATTAAGCAGAAGTATGAGAAGCTCAAAGCTCAAAGCCAAACCAGAGAGACAGAGAACTTTAAGCGTGTAGGTGATTTTGTTTATGGCAAGAGCTTTCAGATGGCTTTTGCAGTTTCGGCTGTGGTTTCATTTTACGGAGTTGCAGGAAATGTCACCATAAGGCTTGGCGGTGGCGCTGACATGCACGGTGCTGGCACAGTAGAAGAACTACTAGAGATACTGCAATGAAAATAGGCTGGCAAATATTAACAACACTAATACTATTAGGTGCATTGTATTACTACTATGAGGGAATACTACTTGAGTATAGGGGTTTTGGTGGTGCTTCCCTCAATTTTCAGCGTGGTAATACGGTAATGATTTGCTTGATCGGTTTGTGCTGTTGGGTTGGGATGTTGCGTAAAAATGGATCTTGAAACAGTATTGCCAGTAATAGTTTTTGTGTTGGTGTTGGTAGCGTTGAAAAAAGGAAAGAGGTTGTAGGGTGGAAAATAGAGACAGATTAAGAGAGATACAAGAGCGTAGAAGCAAAGTTGATTTAAGGGGGTAATTATGGCACGGGTAGCGTGGGAGCCAACAGAGAAACAAATAGATACAATAAGAGAAATGTCTACCCTTGGTGCGTCTGATTCTAAAATAGCAAAAGCATTAAACATACATAGGAATACATTCTCAAAGTATAAAAATGCACAAGATGAAAATGTGCAAAATGTGCAACCTATAAAAAAGGCTCTTGAAGAGGGTAGTGAAGAGCGCCGTGTCTCTGTTCTTGAAGAAGTAGAAGACGCAATGAGGAAGACAGCTTTAGGGTACTTTATAGAAGAGGAAGAAACATTCTATAAGTGTGTGCAAATAGAAGACGGTGAAGGCAATGTAATAAAAGAGTATGACACACCAGAGAGGAAAGTTAAAAGGCGTAAGTTTGTTAATCCTAACGCTACTCTCCAAATGTTTCTAGGAGTAAACCTCTCAGAAGGCAAATATCAATCTATCAACAAGGTAGAGGTGAAGCAAGAGAACAAC